GCCACGATGTCGTAGTCGAGGTTGTGGTGATGCAGGATGATTTCCAACGCCTTGATTGCGCGTGGATGTGGGTTGGTGATGTTGATTGTAGTTGCCATGGTGTGTGTCCTCCATATGGCTAGGGTTGCGAGATGTCTCATTCAGGCCGTGGTCTCTCACACCACGACGACGCCCGTAGGCGTTTCGACTCACTCGTCTGTGTCGTCAGGCTCGTTGGCGATGCGCTCGCGTAGGTATGCGATGGCCTCGTCCAGTGTCGTCATGAACGGGCTTGTGGCCGTGATGGCTTCGTCCTCGTAGACCTTGAAGACGCCGAACATGCCGCCGACTTGGCTGATGGTGTATTCGTATGGTTGTTTCATGATGCGCTCCTATACATTGCTCACAAAAAAACCCCCCCACGACGCGAGGTCGTGAGGGGGATTGGGTAGGCGTTGCGTGTTACGCGGATGCGTTGAGCATCTGCATCGCAAGCGCAACAAGGTCATCCTTGCGCAGGCGGTTGAGTTGCGACTTGGTGACGCTAGGCGCAGGCGCAGCTTGCGCAGGCGCGGTTGTGAACGCGGCGATGGCCTTCTGCGTGGACTTGACCTTGGCCGACTTGGCGGCAAGGCCTGCGTCCGCATAACGCACGAGGCGTGCCTTGAGGGCGTCGTGAACTTCGTTCACGAGTTCGTTGGCCTCGGTGACGGCGTGCATTGCGGCCATGGAGCCGATGCCCAACACGGGGTCGCGTTGTGCGTTTACGTTGGCGCGGATTTTGTCGATTGTATTTACCTGTGTCATGATTTTCTCCTCGTATGACAGGGTGTGTGTGCCTCGACCCAGCGAGTGTCAGCCTCGCCGAGCGGCAACTAACATTTCCCCCCAACCCCCCTTTCAGGGGGGTGGACGACTAGAAACCTAACTGGTTGATATGATTGAGATGGTAGTTATAACACCCATTGAATCGTAGACTTGTCACGACAATCTCGAAACAACCCTGTTATAACAACCACTTATGTCCTGATATGGGACACAAAAACGTAACAAATACAACAGGTTATAACACTACAATGTCACAATTCTGTCCAGACGAAGCACGACTTGGCCTATGGGGGGCGGAGCCCCCCATCCCGCCGTCGACTTTTCGGTATGCCATGTCCTGCCAACAGATATTTCGCACCAAAATTTCAAAACGTCGGGAGAAATAGCAGTGGCTGGAAACCGAGTACGCAAAAACCCAAACCCACATAAGGGCACTGGCCTACCAGCAGTCACGCCACTTGAAGTGGATAGAGTACGCAGAAGCGTACTGGATGTAGTACGGAAGCAGATGCCAGACGTGCGGGAAGTATTGGCTGGCACAAAGAACTGGAACAACCAACAAGTTCGACTGTTCGGCATGATGCTCAACAAGGTAATGCCCGACTTACATCACTCGTTCAACGAGCACACAGTCGAGAACAAGGAAGTTCACGAGCTAACATATGAAGAGTTGCAACGTATTGCTGCGCAGGCCGACGCCGTCGAAGCAGATTACGAGGAGATAGACAATGGCACTGACACCACAGCAAGCAGCGAAGCACCTACTGAAGATAAGCAAGGCGAAGGATAGTTTCCGTGGATTTGTGGAAGCGCTTTACCCGGAATTTGAGCTTGCCGACTTCCAGCTCGAACTTATTGAGACTCTCGACTCTTTGGAGAAGGGTACGCTCGGCGTCAATCGTCTCCTCATTACTATGCCTCCTAGACACGGCAAGTCTTGGCTCGCATCGACTTTATTCCCGGTTTACTATCTTGCGCGTCGACCTAATCGTAATGTCCTCGCGACTTCGTACAACCAAGACCTCGCAAAGACATTTGGGCGCCAGACGCGCGACCATGCTAGAGAGCCTATCATCTCCCAGACTTTCCCTGACTTTGCTATGTCTGAGGAGTCCAAGGCTGTTGATGATTGGCGCACGACTCTTGGGGGCGGCTACTATGCTACTGGTATGGGCGGCTCGACTACTGGCCGTGCTGCAACGCTTCTTATTGTGGACGACCCGGTCAAAGCCCGCGAAGAAGCCGACTCTGCGACGCAGCGCAATAAGACGTGGTCTTACTATGTATCGGCACTCACTACTCGTAAGCAGCCTGAGCCTAACGGAACACCGCCTCTTGAGATCGTTATTCTCACGCGCTGGCATCCAGACGACCTTGCGGGTAGAATCATTGAGACGGAAGATTGGAAAGAGGGCTCTTGGAAGCACATCAACTTCCCAGCAATTAGAGAGGTAGAAACAAGTGTCAAAAAATCTGTGGCTAGTCTCCCCGAGGATGACCCGAGATACATTCCACAAGGTGAACTCAGCAAAGTCGCCCCATCGAAAAGACACTACCTTGAAAGCAGCGAAGAAGCACTTTGGCCAAACAGGTTCCCGCTCGAAGAGCTAAGAAAGCGCGAGCGTCTCGATCCGCGAGAGTTTGCCTCCCTCTACCAACAGTCCCCGTACATTCAGGGCGGCAACTTAATCAAGTCGAGCTGGTGGAGGAAGGCGGACAGCCCCGAGTGCCAGACTGTCATCATCGCAGCGGACACAGCCTTCAAGAAGACTGAGACCGCCGACTACAGTGTGTTGATGGTAATAGGTTTAGATGCCAACAGCGACATCCACATTCTGGACATAATTCGTGACCGCTATGACTTCCCTGAGCTAAAGCGCGCGGCCATCACCTTAAACGCCAAGTGGCGCGGGAAGGGGCTCAGGGGGATGTATATCGAGGACAAGGCGTCAGGCCAATCCCTAATCCAAGAACTCCGCAATCAATCTGGCATAGCCGTCCTACCCGTAAAGGTAGGCACCGACAAGGTGTCGCGACTTAACGCCGTACTCCCTCTTATAGAGGGGGGACGAGTTTTCATTCCGAATGAGGCACAATGGCTTGACAGCTTCATGGACGAAGCACAGTCGTTCCCGAACGGAAAGCACGATGACATGATTGACGCATTATCTATGGGCCTAGAGGCCGCATCAAAAATGGGCGGGCAAGCAAGCGAAATGCTGACTGGCCCTATTAACATGTCCTCATCCCTTTCCGCTCAGTTCAAGCAGTCACCACAGAATTGGTGGGAGAAAGATTTGTCCGGGTCAGAATTTAAGGGTTGGGGAGAGCTATAATGCGATACAAGCAGCTTCAAAGCGTATCAGAGCGCGACGTTATCGTAGACCTCTCCGAGCACCAAAACGCTTTGATGTCATACGACGACATCAGCGACATGCTCACAGAAGAGCAGGAAACGAAACTCATCGACTATGTTCGTGCCTGCATGAAGATGTCTCACGACCGTATCAGCCGTCGCTACCAACACTGGAAGGACGCCGACCGTGCGCACGACGTGTGGGTTCCTGCCGACGCCACAAAGTTTCGAGAGAAAGTCGTAGTGGCCGACACACGGGCCATCGCCGACACAGTCCTAACATATCTCATGGCGGCCCTTGCGGGCCGTAATCCTATGTTCCAACTGGAAGGCCTGAACCGCAAGTCGCGCCAATCTTCTATGATTCTTGAGCGCCTGCTGCACCAGCACATGCGTCGGACATCTGGGGAAGCCCGTCTGGCTCAGCTCCTTCTTGACTCGATCCGCTACGGCTTCGCCCCAACCAAGGTCGTATGGAACCCCAAGACAAAGACGAATGACATCGTAAACTTTGACCCGCGTCGCTGTTTCCCCGACCCTCGTGTCCAATGGGGCGATTGGGATCGGATGCAGTTCATCGTATTCACTGACCATATGTCGACGAACGCTCTTATGGGCACAGGTCAGTACCCCAAGATGCAGAAGTATCCGGGGCTACGTCGCATGGAAAACCGACGCCATAGTTGGGACGCGCACAACTGGGTAAAGGAGGAGGGCCGTGGCCTATCCATTAACCCAGAAGAACCAACTGGCAACGAGAACGGCTACCACTTCTCACTCCAAGAGAGCCGCCTAGTCGACGAAGCGTGGGTGCGTTTCAATGGCTACGAGCTCGGCATGGACGGCATTGAGCAAATCTGGATGATGGTGACTGTGCTTGACGAGCAAGCAATCATCAACTGCCGCCTAAACCCATATGGCCGTCAGTTCCCAGTAGTGATCGGCGGTCTCTACCACGACAGCCACAAAACCTACGCCCAGTCGCTCTACGACTTGATGCTGCCACTTCATGACATTTCGACTTGGTTGCTACGCAGCCGCGTCGACAACGTGCAGGCAGCTCTAAACAATCTAATCTTCGTCGACCCAACCTCGGTGTCAGTCCCAGACTTGATTGACCGTAACCCATGGGGTCTTGTCCGCACGCTACCCGGCACGAAGCCCGGGGACGGTGTATTTATCGCGGAAATCCCAGACGTTACCCGAGGCCACTGGAATGACATTGGCGCTATGTCCGAACTCAAGCAGCGCGTATCCGCTGCCTCGGACGCCCAGCAAGGTATGCCCACCGCAGACGGTATCCGCACAGCGACAGAAATCCAACGTCTTACACAACTCGGTTCCCAGCGGTTGGGCGTCATATCACGCATCATGTCGTCCACGACTATCCGCCCCCTAGTGCGGATGATGGTCGGCAACTTACAGGACGCTCTCGAATACGAGGGCTCGCTAAAGATGCTAAGCGCAGAGACTCCGGGGCAGCTCAAGCCACTTATCAAAGATGAGTATCTCGACTTCGACATCTCGATGCTTCAGGGCGACGTAGACTACCTCGTCGTGGACGGCACTCTTCCAATCGAGCCGACCCGCAACGCGGAGACTTGGATGAACATGCTTCAGGTCATGAACAACACA